TTAGACTTAAACAGTCCAATCTGCAATTGATTGTCTTAACCATCTTCCACCAGCATAAATATAATGATAATCACCATCATATGCCATCCAACCATCTTCACCATAATCAGTTGGTGTATTTGGAACAGGATGCCAAATAGTAACTTCTTGAGAACCACTAACTGTTAAGTTTATAGTTTGTTGTATCAATGCGGCATAACTTTGTCTAATTGTAGTAATTGCTTCTCCAGCTGCAGTAGTAGATTGTTCGGTTGCGATAGTACCTTTAGGAAATCTCCATTCACTATCATTTTCGGCAATAGGATTTATACTATAATAAGGATTTCCTTTGTTACTATAAGTGTTATCTTTAACCTTTTGATTAACCTTAGCCATTTGAGTACTACTAACAATTTCTGCAGTTAATTTTACTTGTTTTGGTGTCAATAATCTTTGAACAGTTTGTTTTCTATCTTCAAAAGATTCTGGCAACAAATAAGCATTGGTAGTTAAAGTAAATGTACTTCTTACCATTCTGTCTTTTTCACCACTACTTTCTATAGTATTTGTGTAATTGTCAATTTTAACTCTGAAGTTAAATCTTTGTTTATCTCCCCAATAATCTCCTTCTGCAAAATTAATTTTTTCTAATATTGCATTGTTTTGTTCAACATATTCAGTCCATACAATAAATTCATATTCTGCTTTAATATGATCAGGCATTGTTACTGCAAATATTTGATTGGTAGGTGCAACAGTCTTATTTAATAAATTGAACTTATCGTATTTGTTCTTTTCATTGAACTTAGTCATTACTGGATAACTCAAATAACGATTAAATGTTTGATAACCTTCATCTTTCGCAAATGATGTTCTTTTAACCATTATCAATGGTATTTGTAATTTACCCTGTTGATCTCTTAAACCGCCTTGAGCTTTTGCAGCATACCATTTTTCAGGATTACCATATATAATAGGCACTTTTATATTTTCACCTGCGTCAATTACAGTAGGATTGATAACATTTTGTATATAACTAATCAATGCAGTATCAACATCCAATAAACTAACAGTAAAGTTTTTCTTTGGATCTTCATCTCTTCTAGTATCCAATGCAATGTTTCTTACATTAGATACGATAGGATTGTTCTTTTCAACATTGTTATTTGTTGGTACTGGATTGTTTTTATTACCTTCCCACATAATTAATATTGACGGTTAACTAAATTAATCTTGCTCAACTTAGTATAATGACTGTTACAGATTATACTATGCGATTTATTTGACTGACCACCTAAAAATTGTTCTTGTACAACATTATCAATTTCATGATAACGATCATTGAATAATATCAAATCGCCAACTTCAGGATAAAAACTCGCATCTTTTAAAGACAGTTCTCTGAATTTAAATACAACAGTTTGATCTCTGTCAGGTCCAAATCCTTCATCATCGGTACTAATATCACCACGATCAATTAAAGTACTTAATTCTACACCAGGATAAAAACTTTTACCTTCAGCTGCAACTGTTTCACCATAAATGTTTGTGTTGGTTTCATTTGGTGCGATTTTAAACAAAACAACAAGCGTTTCAATAATGTCACGCATCAATTCTGCATTAAATTGATTTACCAAATTAATGTCTCGTTGACTAAAATATCTTCCAAATAATGCCATATTACTTTATTATTAAATGAAATGTTGCAAATAAGACATGGGTTTATCATGAAATATTAATATAAAACCAAATACTAAAACACCAATGTAAATTAATAATGGAACTGTTTTCATGATTGATGTCATTTTTTCAGTTTCATCTGCTTTAGCTTCCATTTGAGCTTTACGACTGGTTGCTTCAAGATTTTCTCTCAATTGAGTTATTAAAGTTTCTTTTTCGGAAGAAGCTTCACTTCTTAATTCCGATCCATCTAGTGTTACTTCTCCACCAGGAATTGGAATTGTACTATATTTTTGTCGAATCAAACCAAGATTTTCTTTACACAATGCCAAGAAATATTTCTTAACCCATTGTTTTCCAACTGCATTTAATTTATAATAAACCACATTTTGATATGGAACATTACTATAATCACTGACCACATCATAATTACTTCCACTACTAAATGTATTTGCACCATTTAATTTATCTTTTTCAACAACATATTCAACATAAATTGTATGATCGTGAGTAGGAATAGGAAATATCTTTAATTTATTATTGACAATTTCAAAGCTATATGCACTCTTACGAACCATATCATTAAATTCAATTGCTTGACCTCTTAATAAATCTTCAAATATTGGTGTCATCAAAAATTGTGTAGCAGGACTATATCCAGCAAAACCCATTTCATTCAATACATTGCTATAACTCATACCAGTCATACTAAATGGATCATATATACGAGCAAATGCTGGTGGAGGACCATGAAATACTCTTCTAATTTCAACTCTACTACCTGTTTCAAGAGTTGTACCAATTATTGTTTGTAAATCATATGTTTGTACACTGGATGTTAATTGAACTGCAGCCTTTTTTATATCAACATAACCACCTACACCAACTTCACTTCCATATCCTTTAGCTAATTGTATTATATATGGTAATCCTGTTCCGGTAACATTTTTTCCTGTAATATTAGGATTATTTGCAGTGCTTAATCCTTGTAAATTCAATAAATTATTTCTGATATTAAATTGATTTACTTGAGCACCATATTCATTAACAGCTTCTTCAAATGCTGCATAAAAATTTACATCAATTAGTTCAATGTCAATGATTGGATATCCCATTCTTTTTGCAGCCCACTCTGCGCTTTTCTCACAGTCATATTCAAAAAATCCAACACTTGCTGTTAAACTAACAGGAGTAGGTTCTGTCAAATAAAATCCAAATGGTATGCTTCCAGTAGTAACTGCACTACCGCTACCTGGCCATCTTACTCTATCTTGATCTAAATTAGCACTCATTGTTTATAAATATATTATAATTTAGTTATTCTAACTTTTAAATCACCATTTCCTTTAATAATTCTATGCCAAACTTCTTTTGGTATAAAAAGTTTACCAGACATAGTTTTTGGTAATTCATTATCCATTTGTAATTGCCAATCTGTTGCACCAATTATTTCTACAATTCTATCTTCTCTGTCTCTGTGCCATTCCAAATCATCTATATCTACATTTTCTTCAAATTCTCTTAGATATAAATTATCTTGTAAATGTGTTTCTTTAAATGGAAATTCCATATCACCAATATTTGCCCTTACTCTTGGTACCTAAAGATTTAATTCTATGACTTCTGCAACTCCAATATCCGGCTGTAGTTCTATCTTTCTTTTGACTACATCTATGTCTAGCTCTAAAACTTTTTCTACGAGCTTTACTACTAGCTCTAATTCTCATTTTAGGATCACCAAATGTAACTTTCTTGATGTTACCATTCTTACCTCTTACATATACAGCAAATTTCTTTGGTCCTCCTGGAGTTCTAAATGGTCTACTAAGATGTACAGTTCTACCTCTGTGTTTTACCTCATTTAGATATTCATCTTCTTCCAATTCAATTGGCGCATCTAAATAAACTTCTATACCTTCATATACTGCTTTAATTCCTAAATCACTTTCTATAATATCTACATCATCATCATTTAATTCAATTACATCATCGTTGTATAAACTACGAACTTCATTTACTAGTTTAAAATATCCTTCACTATAAATTCTAAAAATATTTTCTTCTAATGTTAATTTATTATCTAAGTGATATTTTAATCTGTCACTTATATGAACGTCTTTAACCAATTTCATTGGTTCATTTTTTTCTAAAATTTCATCCACTATATCAGTTAAATTTATCATATAATATAAATATGCTATAATTTTATCTTTCGTTTGTGATATTTTATAGTAGTTCCACTCAAATTATATTTAATTGAAAGTTCTTTAATTGTATATTGATTGGATAATATGTCTTGATATAATTCATGTTTTATTTTTTTAATATTATTTTTTGAAACGGAAATGTTTGTTTTTCTGTTTTCATTCATTGGACCTTGTTTTTTACCTGTTTTATTATTATCATAAGAGTAATTTATTTTTCTTGAAGATAAATTATTTCTTCTCTCTTCATATTTTATAGTTCCAATTTCAATTCCATATTTTTCAATAAACCAATTTAAAGTAAATCTACCTAATGCTTTTTGTTTTTGAATTATAATACTATCATTATTATGTTTTTTTCCAAACATAGGATTATTTTCTCCCGAATACATTTCAGATAATTGTTGTCTTATAGTTTCTTTATTTGGATTATGTGTAAAATTATCTCCTCCTGAAGAACTTAATGCAATATTATAACCAATATTGTTTCTATAAGGTTGAAATGTATCTAAATAATACTGTTCTCTTTCCAATAATATTTGTTCATCATTTAATTCTTCAATTACTTCAAATTTAAAATTATCTTTGCCGTAAAAATTCCATGAATTTTGTAATTTTTTATTTATATGAATATTTTTATTTAATTCATTTATATGTTCCCACCATCTTCTGTCTATATCTCTTGATGAACCGATGTAAAATTTTCCGTTTTTTAAATTTGTAATTTTGTAAATACCTATTTTCATACCTTACCATAAATATCTTGAATTTTAATAAAAACGCAATAAAAAACCCTCACATTTTACTGTGAGGGTTATTGATTAAACTATGTTAGTTTGAATTAGATTTGATCTAAGTCAGAAACATATATCTTGCCGTAAAATTCTGGTCTTACGACTTTCTTAGCATAACGAGTCAATACACCTCTACGTGGAGTAAAGTTGACTGGATCGTATACCAATGGAGTTTGTACTAGTGGGATGTATGGAGAATATACAGCACCGGTTTCTAGGAAGTTATTTCCACGGAAGCCCATCAAGATGGTGTTTTCTTGCATATATGGGTTCTTGTAGACTTGGAAGCGACTTGCGAAGCTACCAACACGACTTACACCCATTGCGAACTTAGCAGAATCACCGTCTGTGTTAACAACATATCCTGGGATTGATTCCAAGATGGTTGCTACATCTGGACCTACTACTAGGAAGTTTGCACCACCACGTAGAGTCAATTGATGAATCTTGTTGCTTACCTTTTGAATCTTGTTACCAAGAGTTTGGTACCAAGTGCTCTTTACGTAAGCAGTCTTGTTTGCTGCTGCGGTATCTACTGAGAATGTTGGAAGACCATTAGAGTCATTTGCACCCTTGATGATATCCTTACCGATTACTGCAGACCATCCTTCAGTTGTCAATGCTGGAGCAGCACTGATCAACATGTCCATGATTTCAAGATCAATTTCCATTGATACATATTCACTCAAAAGAGCAGTCAATTCTGCTTCTGCATCAATGCTGTGGTAAGCATTCAAGTCTTGAGCCAATTCTGGGGTCCAGACTGCCTTTAACTTACGGGTCTTAGCAACGATAGGTTCGCTCTTAAGTTCCAAGTTAACTTCTGGAATGTTGATATCAGTAGACAAACCAGATGTACCTGCTGCAGCACTAGTACCCTTATCTTCGAAGTCACCACGGGTACTATCGGTAGGTTGTACAGTGTAAGTTAGTAAACCAGTACCAGTACCAGCACCGAAACCAGCAACTGAACCAGAATATATGAATTGAATCTTATAATATGGGGATGCTAGTGAACCAGTGTTATATACTTTGGTCAATTCATTTACCA